GTAAACTTATTTACTTCAACTCCAAGTCCAACTGCTTCGTTCACAAAATGTTTTAACAGCGAATTGTACAGTTCGTCAGGCATTGTGTCTTTGTTAAATCGAATTTTCATAATTAATAAACTTCTTTTACAATTTTAAATTCAGTGGTTGGATACTTTGCTTTGAATTCGTCTGTGTTAACAAAATCGTTGTATTGCTTTGCATTGAAAAACATACGATGAAAAACTGATTTGTGATCCATTGTAGTTACTGTGAGGTAAACCGATTTCGCTTTGCCAGCCATTAGTATCTCCTTGTTTGTATCTATATATTATACAACAAACAAGGAGATGTGTCAACCAATCAAATGTCTCCGTCCTGGCGCATATACTCATCCCCTGCAAGCGGTATGTGCTGTTCAGCCTCATCATAAGTCCAACCCAGATGCTTCATCATGCGATGTTTGACCAACAAGTTTGGACTGCGGAAACGCTCAGTATCACTGAAGCCCATCATGACTCCAACCTCACAAACCGCACCCGATCTGCAAATGCCAGCGTAGCAATGAACAACCACATTCATTCGGTTAGCCAATGCGTGTTGTAGCAAGCGAACCAGCTCTGCGGCCTGCTCATGACTACACTTCATTGCTTCTTCCAGCACAGAATCCTTTTCTTCCACGTCCAAAAACTCAAAGTTGTGACGCTCTTTAAACTGATGCTTGGCTTCAGGACGCCAGCTGGCTGGATCCACAATACTGATCAGCATACTGTTTGGGCCAGCCGCGTGATGAAATCCTGTTGGAATATCAGCGGCCGCTACATTTTCAATCCATGGCATTTTGTTCTTCCTTTATAGGTTGGTCGGGAATGTTGTCTGTATCGCTGTCTTGAGCAAGTACAAAGCCTAATCCTAACAATGTTTTCATTTCAAATTGTGTACAGTTACCACGGAAGATAAAAATTCTACGAGTTAAATCATCCTTGGCATAGTAAATTCTATAGCTTACACGAGGAACATCAAACTTTTCAGCAAGCGTTGACATACTAATCTCATCACTCCACTCTTCGGTTACAGCAGATCTAGTTTGCTCATAGTAAAAATCCTGCATCATACTCGTTCTTTCTTTACACGACCAATACGGCTGGCTTTGTTCCAATCGTAAGCAACACCATCAGGGCACTTACCATCTTCTACTGTATCAACACCGAATCGACCTACAACTTCAAAATCTGGACCTCGAATAGCAACAAACACATCAACCGCTTTGGCAAATGCCATTGCTTCGTTCAATGTGATGAATCGTTCTAGTTCTACATCATTACCTATTACTTTATACATTTTCTCGTTTTCTCTTTCTATACGTTTCGTTATTACAATAAGGCCAAATCACCGGAATTACAGCCTCTTCAATTTCGCTAATTTGTTCAGCGGATAAATGATCCAAATTCCAAACTAATACGGGCAACGTATCAACGTTGACCTTGTGTGTTACTGGAAAGTCCAGCACACCAGGTGCCACACGTTTCTTACCAACTTTAACATAGTGGCTTGGAATCTCTTCCACTCCTTCGATGATGTATTTACATACACCTTGTTTCCAACCTTCTGGGAACTGCCACTTGGGTTCTACTTTTTCAACTGGAGTACTGTACAATGTGGCCAAGTCCACGTCCAACTTGGGACGATGTGTTTGGTGACGATTGATCACTGTATTTGTCGCGGCCTTACCAAAGTAAAAATTTACTTTGGGATAGATGTAATACAAACCTCTGTGGTTGCCCACTTCGCCTCTGTTAATAGCACCTTCAGTAGTTGAGTATGGTTCAACCCACTCATGACCCAACTGCTCAAATACTACACGAATTTTGTCAATCATGCTGTTTGCAATTCTTTCACATGTTTACAATCACCACGAAATGTAAATCCTGGGCAAGTGCAAGTNTTATCATCCAAATTGACAATGTATGTTTGACCTTTGCTTCCAACAACTTCTTTGGTGTTGCGTACACTACCGCCTAGGCCTGTAAACGGATTTGTTTTAATTGGCTCAAACTTACGTCCACGCTTGTCAATGCGGATTGGATTTTTAAACCAAAACTCTTCTTCTGTGCCTTTTCTAATGTAGGCCACCATCTTATCTCCATTCAAGAGATAAATGTGGTTAGCTTGTAAGCTACCTTCCCAAACTGTGATTTCTTTTACTGCTTCCATTATTTCACCATCAATCCAACAAGTTCAAAATATTCGGAGTGTGGCACATAGAAATCCGTTCGCGGATCCCAGTACTTGCCTTCTTGGGGATCATAGTAAAGGATACGGCCGTTGAAATAAAATGGGCCTTCCAAACCTTTACGGATTTGGTAACCTTGCATGATATCTTCCGTTTTGCCCAATACACGATAACCCATTTCTGCTCCTTTTTTGCTAGTATTTGTATATTATACAGTCAAAAAGAAGTCCTGTCAACTATGCATCAACAGGACTGATGTTGTTATAAAACAACGAATTAGTGATAAGTTTTTTTGTGTCAGGAAACTTACCAAACCCCGGATACACAGCCCATCCCACATTTCGTGTATCGCGGATGCTGGATTCTCAGCCTAGGCTAAGGTGGGCCAGCAGTTACTTACAGAGCGTAACGATCACTCATTACAGTCTTAAGCATGATGCCTTCTGGAGTGAACTGATCCAAGTCAGCGGCTAGCAAGCTAGTCATTATACTTGGGCTAAATCCACTTACCAAAGCCGCACCACTCTTGTCGGACGCAACAGGCACGTTATCTGAACTGTTTAGGTTCCAGAAAACAATCTGTGGCATGCTGTAGCCATAGGCTTCGAACTTGCGTTCGATCATTTCCATTGCGCTGTCGTCGTGCTTGGCGCATTGGTTGAACTGCATGTCACTCAAGATCAACAACATGGCTGGCATGTCGCTGGCTGGTACATTACCCTTAACCGCAACGTCTAGGATCTTGTCCATAGCCGCATTTAGGTTAGTGCTCATGTCCCAGTTGCTCTTGCTCATTTGTGCCACCTTGTCAACAATGTTACCCTTTAGAGTAACAAGTTGTGGCTTGCTGGAGAAAGTCAAGAATGTGTCCTTGAACACGCCCTTGTTCTTGTCTGCTAGGTACAAGCCCAAGCTGATTGAAACATCCATACAAGTCACACTAGTGTTCTTTCCTGCTGGGCAAGACATAGAACCGCTAACGTCTACGATTGGCATGATGCTGGCATCTCCAACGTAGTTAGGCAGGCTGTCCCATTGAGCAATCAAATGATTGATTTCTGTCTTGTCTAAAATTGCACGTTGGTAACTTCCAATCACTCCCTTCAACACGTCATGTGGGAAGATTGCGCTGGCGTTAACCTTAACAGTCTTATCACCTGCCACCAACTTGGCCACATACTCAGCGAATGCCGGTGTGTGACGGCTGAATGCCTTCTTGTAGTTGCGTGACGCAACACTAGGCACGTGACTGAAGTTGATGTTGTCCCAATCTCCTGCACACATTTGGGTTTCAACAACTGTGGTCATTGACACCAATGACTTGCGGTACTGCTTTGGAGACATTCCGAAGAATGCTCGTACTTCAGCCGCGATCTTGCCCTTACGAGGAGTCCACTTTGCGGCCAGGCCGTTCTTGGCACGTAGGGCATCGCCCAACATGGTGTAAGCGGCTGACTTCAGAACTGGGTCTTGGAACACAAAGATGTCATCCCAACGACCTACTTCTGGGATCTTCTTTAGAAGAGCCAAAGCGGCGTCTGGATCACGCTTTTCTAGATGTACTAGAATGTCGCGGAACAGTTGACGTTCACCGGCACCACCGCGCACATCACGTGCCCATTGTGCGATGCGTAGTGCTACATCAGAGTTTTCCACGTAAGCCGCGGTGAACTCACGAGTGATGTCCTTGCCACGGCTTGCACCGATGTTGTAAAACAAGTCAACACAAGCTGATGCTGTGCTCTTACGTGCCTTCATACCGTTAGCGGTACGGGCTTCTTGGTTTGCTACTGCTGTTACAAATGCGTTCATTTCAATTACCTTTACAGAATGTATTTTTCTTTTTACCAAAAAATTTAATGTTGC